TATGGCCTTCCTCTTTTAGGGGTAATTTTGCCTATTGAGTTAAGTACAGTGCTTATGGCACTTGCTATTGCGGGAAGTATCCTCTCAGTTTATAAAGTCTGTTCTTTTCGTCTTTATCATTCCTTGTACCGCCAGATTTTGTCGCAGGCAATATGCTCAGTAACGCCGAATGAATATAATCACGCCGAACAGGCAATATCTTTTGAGCCGAACATATACAGTAGTAAAAAAGGTGCAGACTATCTAAATGCGCTGTTTGTAAAACGGCACAGGAAAGTTTTGTGGAGATCTTCAAACCAAATTGCTTTAGGCTTCATGGCATTAACAGTTGTGTTATTGCTTATAAGCTACTTGTGTCCATCCAAAATGCAATTGGTGCTGTCGAAATGGTCGCCATCATTCCTGTTTTTTATGATGTATCTGGTAAATAGAGGCGGGAGTTTCACAAAGGCTTTGTATATGAACTGCGATTATAGCTTATTGAACTACAATTTTTTCAAGAAAGCTGACCTCGTTTTCAAATTGTTCATTATACGATTGCGTGAACTTATCAAAATAAATATACTGCCAGCGTTGTCGATTGGAATGGGCTTGGGCGTTATAATGTACGCCAACGGCATTGGAAAAGTGACAGACTACATCTTATGGATTTTGTTGGCAATGTGTTTAAGCGCATTTTTCTCCGTACACTATCTGCTGATGTACTATCTGTTACAACCCTATACTTCTGGAACAGATGTGAAAAGTGGTCACTATCGTATTCTTGAAATTGCACCTTTTTTTATCTTTCTAAGGGTTATAAAGATAAAAATATCTTCTATATTTCTCGGTGTAATTTCCATAGGAATGTGTGTTCTATACTACTTTATTGCCATATCTTTGGTTAGGAAATATTCAACTGATACATTTCGCCAAAGGGTATAAGACATAAAAAACAATCTATCCTTTATACTCTGCCGCACGACGGCAAAAGAAAAAAGCCGTCGTACAGCAGCCCTTTTGACACGCTTAGTTTATCCTGCGGCGGCTTTCAGAGCCGCCGCTTCTTTTTGCTAAATTCAACGACGACCCTATATTTGCGACCAGACACGGCGGCATTAGGAGGATGCCGCCATGTTAATTTTACTTTTTCGTAGTCCTCATAACTTGCACCAGCTAAAAAAAGCATAGCCCCGCCTCCGGGTTATTCCGGCTATGTATGCGAAATTTGTTGGAACCTTAACTATTATGTCATTTCATGCGTCCGAGTGGCCTTGTGCCACCCGGGCGCTTTTGCGTTCTTATGGGGCCGCTTCGGGCCATGTTGGCCCGAAGTCATTCCCCGGTGTCGCTCCCCGCCGCCTTCGTTTCGGTCACTCGTCAACCACCAACCGAAACGGAGGTCAATATGCCTATTATCAATCTGCGGGATTACTACCCGTTTTATACATCGGATTGCTTCATGGAAGTATCGGACGAAGTTGCTGAAATGTTCAAAGAATTTGACCGCAAGGAGGCTGCTTACCGGCTGCGTACATACCGCCATAAAGCCTACTATTCCCTTGATCGGGATGATGGGTTGGAGCATGAGGCTGTCTTTGTCGCACTTTCGCCCCATGAACTGTACGAGCGGAAAGTTACTATGCAGGAGCTTCACTCTGCTATTGCCAGTTTGCCGGACAAACAGGCAAAGCGGATTTACGCCCACTTCATTCTTGGCATGACGAAACAGGATATTGCCCGGGCAGAAGGGGTGCATGAGAAAGTAGTCCGTGTAGCAATCGAGCGAGGGCTGCGGCACTTGGAAAAAATTTTGAAAAAATCTCTGTGAGGTGTACCGATTTAGGCCCAAAAATGAAATGGCTTATGAGAGGCAAAACACTTCGGGTCAAGGTGACCCGAGGTTCGGACAAGCCCTCATGCAAATCGAAAACTGAATAAAAAGGCACCCGGATACGAAGGGAAATGCGCTGTGTGACAGGCCCGCCACGACCTCTGCTTTTGGAGAATACAGTCTCTATAAAACAGGGCGAGCGATCAGGCTCATGCCATAGGTGGGGCAAGGCTGGCTCCACCGGAACAGGCACATGACCCGGATACTTGCGTTTAGTCACAGTCCGAGCGTTGAAGCGGCCTTGCAAGCCGTGAGCCGTCGCAGGCAATGAGAACGCCTTGCCATCAGAATGGGGAGAGTTGAAATACTATGGGGCAGAAAGCCTATGTCCGTCCGATGTGCCTGTGATGTAGTAAAAACCTGTGGGGAGCCCTCCGGCAATGCTGTCTGATGATAGGCCAACCAATCCGGCGGGGCTCCCCATCTTTTTCTCAAAGGAGTTTCTTATGGAAAATGCGTTTGGGATGTTTCCCGGTTTTGAGCCGGATGAATGGAGCAACGACGCCTGCCGCGGCTATGTCATCATGGCAATGGAGGACTGCGGCTTTTCAAAGAAGGATATTCGTCGTGTTGTGGGACAGCTTTATGAAGTCTTTGATCTCAACAGTGTGGAGGACGCTAAACAGAAATTTCACTCCAGTCCGTACTGACCTCGGGCCACATCGGCCCGAAGTGGAGAAAGCTCAAAGGGCGGCACCTGCGGGTGCCGTCTTTTGACATTTCCCCACAGGACAAGAGGGAAACGCTGGCAAGTACACCCATTCTGAAAAGGAGGTTTCCAATGACACAGGCTGTCACATATCAACGAGAAACAAAGTCTGTACCCTTTCAAGGAAAAACCATTGTGCTGGAAAGCCTCACGCCGGTACTTTCCCCGAAGGAGAAGGAACAGCGCAAAAAAGAAATTGAACGCCGTCTTTACGATGTGTTCAGTAAGTACGGGGACAGGTTTCACTAACCATTCGCAACATTGTTGTCCGGGGCTGCTGATAGTATAATATAGTTGTAAGGTTGGTAGCTCCATTCCAACAGGGAAAGGAGCCCAATATGGAATTTATCAGAGAAGATTGCATTTATGCAAGACAGTCAGTAGACCGTAAGGACAGTATCAGCATTGAAAGTCAGATTGACTTCTGCAAGTATGAATTGAAAGGTGGGAGCTGCCGGGTATTTAAGGACAAAGGCTATTCCGGCAAGAATACTGACAGACCGGAGTTTCAAAAGTTGCTGGGCGAGATCCGCAAGGGAAAGGTTCGGCGGGTCATCGTGTACAAGCTGGACCGGATAAGCCGCTCTATTCTGGACTTTGCAAATATGATGGAGCTGTTTCAAGAGTACGATGTAGAGTTTGTATCATCCACGGAAAAGTTTGATACCTCGACCCCGATGGGACGGGCCATGCTGAACATCTGCATTGTATTCGCCCAGCTTGAACGTGAGACAATCCAGAAGCGCGTCACGGACGCCTACTATTCCCGGTGCCTGAAAGGCTTTCACATGAGCGGGCAGGCTCCATACGGCTATCAGTTGGAGCCCACCGTGGTAGAGGGTATCCGTACAAAAAAGATGGTTGCCGACCCCGTAGCCGCCGACCATGTACGGCTAATGTTTGAGATGTACGCCGAGCCGGAAACCTCTTTCGGAGACATTACCCGCTACTTTGAAGAACAGGGTATCAAAATTTACGAAAAGTCAATGGTTCGGAGTTTCCTTTCCCAGCTTTTACGGAACCCTGTTTACGCACAGGCCGACTTGGAACTGTACGAGTTTTTCAAGAGCCAGGGCGCGGCGATTGTCAATGACGCTTCCGATTTTGCCGGAACAAACGGCTGCTATCTCTATCAGGGGCGGGATGTGAAAGAGGACAAGGACAGGTGCCTAAAAGACCAGATACTTGTTATCGCTCCCCATGAAGCATTGATCCCCTCTGACACATGGCTGAAATGCCGGAAAAAGCTCATGGCAAACACCACCTTCCAACAGGGGCGGAAACCGAAAAACACTTGGCTGGCCGGAAAAATCAAATGCGGGCATTGTGGGTATGCGCTGAAAGCCACCCATGTACCAAACAGCACAGGCTATTTCCGCTGCACCAAACGGACGGAAAACAAAGGCTGTCCGGGCTGCGGAAAAATCCGCAAAGAAGAATTTGAACAATTCATTTTTTCAGCCATGCAGGAGAAGTTCAAAGATTTTCAGATACTCCACGGCCAAGAGGAAAAGGTCAATCCGAAGCTGACAGCCTATCAAGTAGAGCTGGCACAGGTGGAGGCAGAAATTGAAAAGCTGCTGGACACGCTGACCGGAGCCAATGCGACCTTGCTTGCCTACGCCAACAAGAAAATCGAAGAACTGGACACCCGCCGTCAGACTATTTCAAAAGCAATAGCCGATTTGAGCGTCGAAACCATATCACCCCAGCAGATAAAGAAACTGTCCTATTATCTTGACAACTGGGAGAGCATAGATTTTGACGACAAAAGAAAAGCCGCCGATGGCTTGATTTCTACAATCAAGGCCACCAGCGACCGTGTTCAGATAGAGTGGAAAATCTGACATTTCCGCTCTATCGCCCCTCATTTCTATTTTATCTCGTTTGTACCCCTTGTACACCGATGTTTGGGTTAACCGGGAGATAAAGTCAAGAGCCGGAATGGTTTCTGTAATGAGTTTGTTATCTTCATGCCTGTTGTAATGAAACGTGACGGAATCGCCGTCATAAGAATCAATCCGTGAAGTGGCAATGACAGGTCTGCCCAGGTAACGCCCGATATACTTAATGACATGATTGGGATTGCATTTATTGGGCATAGCCCTGACATAGAACCCATTTTTGTGGTCCGCATAGATGGAGGATTTTACTTTTTTAAAGGAATCACCTAATCGTTTGTGTAATTCATTTAAAAGAGCAGTTTGGAAGGAATCCCGCAAAAGTTTGTAGTTGAAATGCTTTTTGTGCCGCCAGCGAAGGGATTTACCAATGCCGCCTTCGGAGATTAAACAATGGATATGAGGATTCCATTTTAAATCTCTGCCAAAGGTGTGAAGGACACAAATGAAACCAGGAGTAAACAGTTCCGACTGATTCTCCTTATGGAACATGCGTATAATAACGCTGTGGACAGAAGAAAAAAGGCAGTTTAAAAGAGAACGGTCCTGTAGAAAAAAAGGACGTAGTTCTCTTGCAATTGTAAAGACGCAGTGGCGGTGCTGGACATCGAGGAGTTTAAAAGACATAGAAGTAGTCCTGTCAATGGAGTACATGTTGCCGCAGGTAGGACAGAAGCGGGAATGACAGCGGAAAGGAACAAATTTGAAAATTCCACAGCAAGGACAGGTATACATGGCACCACCAAAGGCAGGATTGCCGCAGTTAATCATTTTTTCTACATTCTCGATGACAGAGTCACGAGGGTGTTGGAGATAAATCATTTCTTCAAAATGGTCAGTAAAAATCTTTTGTAGTATATTCATAAGACTATTATGAAGGAAAACATGACAAAAAGAAACCCCTAATTCCCCTCATGAATGAGGGGCTAGGGGAGTTGAAGTGCCGAAGGCACTTTGTTCCAGGCAAATTTCTTGTCTTTCTGTTCTCTGTGGGGTGTCGCTCCCCACCCTCTGATTTCGGTTTTAGCTTTTCACACGCAAACAAATCGAAATTGGAGGAAATTTATATGAAACAAATCAATTTAAAGGAATACTACCCATTTTACACAACAGACACAATCGTAGAAGTACCGGATGAAGTTGCCGATATTTTAAGAGCATATAAATTACGCGACGAAGCATATCGGATTTATACATATCGACACAAAGCATATTTTTCTTTGGATTTTGGAGATGGAATTGAATATGAAGCCCTTGTAGATCAAAAATCACCTGCAGATATTTATGAACAGCATAGGGTGACTGAAATGATCTATAAGGGACTTGCTACTCTATCAGAAAAACAACGTCAGAGGATCTATGCACATTATTTTCTCGGCATGAGCCAAACGGAAATTGCCAGAGTGGAAAACTGCAGTAAAATCTCAGTTCATCAGAGCATTAACAGAGGTTTAAAACAGCTTCAAGAATATTTTTTAAAAAATAATTTATAAGCCCACTAACTTTTCCCCTGAAAATGTACTGTATTATGAAGGGACCTTTTGGCAGGACAAGCCATTGCGGTTGAATCGGACAGAACCGTTCCGATATATTTCCAATATGGATTGCTTTGATTGCCTTTTCTCCCTCATAGTTCTTTGACAAGTGAATATACGTTGCTATGGGTACATCATTCTGCGTACCGAGCGGCATATAGGGCGGCGCCATGACAGACAGCCAAAGGAGGTGATGAACCTGGTTGTCCGAGCGATCCACGCAACCTATTAACCCGGCTGTGGCAGGTTCGGGCGCGACGACGGCGCAGATGACAATGGTACTTCTTCACGGCCTCCTAAAGACTTGGGGGGAGTTCCTGCGGCGTGCGCTTGCTCTGGCAAAGCGGCGGCGACTGCGGGGCTATGATGCGGTCAAGCTGTCCGCAGCCCATAGCAACCCCTGTTCTGTGTCAACAGGACTTGCCGGGGATGCGGGGCAAATACGGCATATAAAATCGAAATCAGATACTATGAAGCCGGGCTTAGATTACAAGTCCAGGTCCGGCTTTATCCATGTGATTTTGATTGAGAATCAATTTACGGAAAGGAGCTGGAAAGATGGAACAAAAAACTTCTTATGCTGATAACCTGGTGGATATTCGCAGTGTATCCGTCAACAAGGAGCTTCCGCGTGAGGAACGGATCGCCGAATTCGTCAGACAGATCAAGAACCCCTGTCATTTCAGGTGTGGGAAATTTATTGTGCGTGCTACTTACTGTACGGACGGAGCTACATTAGAAGAATGTCTGCATGGTATCTTACGATAAAAATTTACATTTTGGGGGCTGTTTTTTCCCGCATGGAGCGTTATAATAAGAATCGGAAAAGGAATTGAATAACAATAAGGCATACTGCACTCCTTGAATTGCGGGGATTTTTCCGTAATGAAAGGAGTGTTTTTGTATGCAGATTTATAAAGCTGCGAAGTATATCCGATTATCCTATACGGATGACAAATCAAATGAAAGTGACAGTATTGGAAACCAAAGAAAGCTGATTGAGGAATTTGCCAGCCACCACCCGGAGATTGAACTTGTTTCGGAACGGGTGGATGACGGTTATAGCGGTGTGATTTTTGACCGCCCGGCTTTCAAAGAAATGATGGATGACATTATGGAAGGAAAGATTAACTGTGTGATTGTAAAGGATCTTTCCAGACTTGGACGTGAGTATATTGAAACCGGTCGTTATATGAGGCGTGTTTTTCCGGCTTATGGTGTACGGTTTATCGCTATCAACGATAATATCGATACGATCAATGAGTCCGCCGGGGATGACCTTACGGTCTCTGTAAAAAACATTATGAACGAAGCTTACGCACGCGATATTTCTTTGAAAACCCGCAGTTCTCTTGAAACAAAGCGTAAAAATGGAGACTTTGTCGGTGCCTTTACTGTGTATGGTTATCGTAAATCCGAAGAAAATCATAATCTTCTTGTGGTAGATGAATATGCCGCTCAGGTGGTGAGAAGCATTTTCAGGATGCGCCTGGAAGGTTTTAGTCCTTATGCCATTGCAAATGAGCTGAACCGCTTAGGTATACTTTCCCCTCTTGCATATAAGAAAATGAATGGTCTGCCTTGTGCAAGAAACGGATATACCGATCGAAAAGACTGTCGGTGGTCCTCTACTACGATTGTCCGTATTTTGCAGGATGAAACTTATACCGGCACTCTGGTTCAGGGAAAACAAGGCTCACAGCACTTTAAACTGAAAGAAATTGAAAACCGCCCTCAGTCTGAATGGATTCGTGTGGAATACGCTCACGAAGCGATCATTGAGCCTCACGATTTTGACCTGGTGCAAAAGATCCGGCAACTGGATACCCGTACTTCTCCCGGTAAAAATAAAGTCTATTTATTTTCCGGTATATTGATTTGTGGCTGCTGTGGCGCCCGTATGATACGAAAGACAAACCGCTATAAAGGCAAAGAGTACCACTACTACTATTGCCCTACCGGGAAGAAGAGTGGCTGCACAAATCCTGTTATGGTAAAAGAAAGCGACCTGATGGAATGTGTCAGGGATAGTGTAAAAGGATTTGTTAATAATGTTGTTTCTTTGGAAGAAATTTTATCCGGTATCAATCAGAGCCGTATCAATAAAGAACTGATCCGGGAATACAGCCGACAGATTGCGCAGAACAATCAGCAGTTGGAACAGATACAGACATTCAAAACCAGTCTTTATGAAAATATGGTAAGCGGATTGATTGAGAAGCATGAGTTTTTAAACTTGAAGAACACCTATAATGTTCGTATCGCTCAGCTTGAACAGGCAATAGCCGCTTTGGAAGAAAAACGGACAGATGTTATGGAAAACCGCAGTGAGCGGAACCGCTGGATTGAGAACTTCAAGAGATTTTCTGAAATTGAAGAACTCGACCGTAAAGTAATGATCCAGCTTGTTCACAGTATCAAGGTGGTTGGGAAAAATGAATTTCAAATTGAATTTAACTATCAGAATGAATATGAGAAAGCAATTTCTCTGATTGCTCCGGCACAGGAAAGGATGGTGGTCTAAGATGGCAAGAAAGAGCAGAAAACATATCACAGAGCCTATTTTTACATCGGTCTCTCCGTTTATCGATACTGCTTTATATATCCGCTTATCTGTGGAAGATAACAAAAAGCGCGGTAATTCTATCGAAACACAGAAAATGGTTCTGCAGGACTACCTTTCCAATAAACCGGAATTTCGCATTTATGATACTTACATAGATAACGGCACGACCGGAACTAATTTTAACCGTGAGGGATTTCAGCGTATGCTCTCCGATATTGAAGCCGGAAAAATCGGCTGTGTGATTGTAAAGGATCTGTCTCGTCTTGGGCGTAACTCTATTGACAGTGGCTGTTACATAGAACAGTATTTTCCTTCTCATAATGTCAGGTTTATCGCTGTAACAGATCAGTTTGATTCTGAAAATCCTGATAACCTGCACGGCGGTATTATCCTTCCGCTGAAAAACATGATAAATGAAGCCTATTCGATTGACATTGGCCGTAAAATCAAAGCGCAGGCAAGACAGGATATGAAAGAAGGAAAATATATTGGTGCCCGTGCTCCTTTCGGTTATAAAAAGGATCCTGATGACTGCCACAAGCTGATTGTGGATCCTGTGGCAGCTCCGGTCGTCCAGCAGATCTTTCAATGGGCCTATGAAAAAATCGGTTTGAACCGAATTGTACTGATGCTGAATGAAGGCGGTTATCCTGCGCCAAGCAATTATAAGTATTCTACCGGGGAAATCACGCATGAAAATTTAATTGGAGAAGGGTTCTGGCAGACACGTACCGTAATGAAGATCCTTAAAGAAGAAAAATATACGGGCGATATGGTTCAGGGCCATACCAAAACCATAGCACATAAACAGAGGCCTGCCGGAAAAGAAAACCTTATTTCTGTTGCCGGTACCCATGAAGCCTTAGTTTCCAGGGAAATTTTTGATGCAGTCCAGAAGTACCGAATGGAAGTTGCCGAGAAATGCAAAGGACAGGAAAAAATTCCATACTCTCCGAATATTTTTAAAGGATTGATTTTCTGTTCTCATTGTGGCAGAAGTCTGCACCGTCAACGAGAGAAAAGAAAGAAGCAGGATGTTTACCGTTTTCGCTGTCTTACTCCTACCAGGGTTCATAAGGAAAAATGTGTGGGTATTTCCATAAAAGAAAATGAACTGATCGATACTGTGATCGACATTCTGAAAAAGGAACTTTCCGCTGCTTTAGGAGATTATGCCCTTTTAGTTGAGGATGGAACCCAATGGCGTAAAAAGGAAAAAGAATTGCAGGATCGTCGTAATACCGCTAACCGTATAATCCGCCAGAACCAGGATCGTATTCAGGTCTTGTACGAAGATATGGTAAGCGGTCTGGTAGATAAAGACGATTTCTTTCTCTGGAAAAAGAATTATGAAGATAAAATAAGCTCTTTCAAAACAGAACTTGCAGAATATGAAAAAGAAGCCATAAAGATAAAAAAGCAGTTTGAACAGTATAAGACGCTTGAAAAAGACGAGAAAGAGCTGAAAGCTGGATGTACGCTAACCGCAGAACTTGTATCGCGTTTAATTGAGCGTATTGAGGTAGATCACGATAAACACGTTTCTATAAAATTCCGCTTCCGTACAGAGTTCCAAGAATATAGTAAGGCGGTGGCACAATGAAAAAATATGTGATTGCTTTATATATCCGTCTGTCTTTGGAAGATTTCAAAACAGACAGCTTAAGTATTTCCAGTCAGCGGATGATACTTCAAGAACACGCTGCCGGTTTAGAAGAATACGGAAATACAGAATTGATGGAATTTGTAGATAATGGGTATAGCGGAGCAAATTTTGAACGCCCTGCTGTCCAGGAGCTTCTTGACTTAGTACGTGCAAACCGAATTGACTGTATCATGGTAAAGGATTTTTCAAGATTCGGGCGCAACAGTCTGGAGACAGGTTACTTTATAGAACGGGTATTCCCGATCTTTCATACCCGCTTTATTTCTGTGGGTGATGATTTTGATACGAAAAAGCTCAAAGGTGATACCGGCGGTATGGAGGTTGCTTTCAAGTACCTTATCAGTGAATATTACAGCAGGGATATGTCTGTTAAGACCAAAACCGCAAAGTATATGAAGATGCGCCGCGGTGAATATCAGAGTAAAATCTGCCCGTATGGATATTGTAAAGGTGATAATAACCGAATGGTTCCTGATCCGGAGACCTCCTGTGTTGTTCAGATGATTTTTGAATATTCTGCGTCCGGTATGAACAGTGCGCAGATTGCCAGAGAGCTTCATAGTCAGGCAATTCCTACACCGGGTGAATACAAGGCTCTCAAAGGCAAAAAGTATCACGATGTATCAAGAACAAATGGCGTATGGTCTAATTCAACTATTTTGAGGCTGTTAGCGGATGAACGTTATATCGGTACTTATGTGATAGGAAAAAAGGCTGTAACAGAGATAGGCGGAACCCGTATGCGGACAAAAGATGAAAGCGAATGGATCAAGATTCCCGATCATCACGCCCCATTGGTTAGCAAAGAACTTTTTGAGAAAGCCAATGCTTCCGTTAAGCGGTTTAAAATTCCGAAACGAAAGCAGCATAACTATCCCCTTCGCGGAAAGGTTTATTGCGGTTTTTGCAAACATGCTATGCACCGTTCCAATGAGACCATTTACCGATGCAGGTTTTCCTATATGGATTCTTCACAATCCTGCTATGGTATGACGATTCGGGAAAGCGAATTGGAATCCATAGTATATGAATTTCTCTGTAAACAGTTTGAAGTATCTTTGGGGATTGATGGTCCGAATGAATTAAAACCCGTCGATAAGGCTGCAGTGAGACGAGTTGAATTTGATAATCAGATTTTTGAGCTGCAGGAAGAAAAACGTAAACTGTATGAGGCGCTTGTAATAAAGCAGATAGATGTTAACCTCTATAAAGAACAGAAAGCACTTATTGAACAGCGATTGCTCGAAGTACAGAATACAAAGACTGTTGTAATGACACGGCTGGAGGCTGAACAAGAAGAAAAAGAACGTCAGCACCAGCAAAAAGATGTATTACAATCTTTGGTTGAAAACAAAGGACTGACTTCTGAACTTGTTGATATGCTGATTGAAAAAATCTTTATTTACCCTGACAAGAGGGTTGAGATCGTGCTAAAAATAAAAAATGACCTGGCATAACAGCTCAGGGTATATTGATAAAGCCAGTTAGGAATTGCGGTTCTTAACTGGCTTTTAGAAGTTGAAAAAAATCACCATATTTTTTTGTCGTGGACTTGACATAAGGGTGTCGAATGTCATGCACCCGGATGCGCTTTACCCCTGATACCTTGCAGCCATACTCCATTTCGTGATACAGAAAGCTCTTGGTGTAGGGAAAGAGCCTGTCGCCCTTTTGCAGCCCGTAGCAATGGGACATATACTCCTGCAAACAGTTGCAAAGGCCGTCGGGAATAGGGATAGTACGGATGCTTTTCGGTGTTTTCGGAGTGGTGATAATATCCTCCCTGCTGGCTGATAGCTCTTGTTTACCGTCAGGGTTTTCTTTTCGAAGTCGATGTCCGACGGCGTGAGCGCTAGCAGCTCTCCTTCACGGATTCCGGTGAAGTACAAGGTCATAAATACCGCGTAGCTGGCAGGCCGGTCTTTCATAACCTCAATGAATGTCTGAAACTCCTGCTTTGTCCAGAACAGCATCTCATCGGCGTGTTTCTTACCCATACTTCCCGCTTTGTGGCATGGATTTTCTTTCAGTCCATAGTACTTGACTGCGTAGTTCAAAATTGCCGTGAGCTGGTTGTTGATGCACTTGAGATAGGTTTGGGAGTAGGGCTTGCCGCTTTCATCGCGGTAGCTGGTCAGAGAGTTCTGCCACTGGCGCACATGAGTGGGCTTGATCTCGTTCAGCGGGATTTTCTTGAAGAAGGGCGTTACCTTCAGGTCGATCAGCCACTTCTTGCTGGCGACAGTGGAGGGCTTGAGACGATGCTCCATATCCTTAACATACAAAGCGATGAAGTCGCCGAAGGTCATACCGAGACTGCCCGTGGATTGGCTGATGAAGTTACGTTCCCATTGAAGGGCTTCCTTTTTGGTGGCGAAGCCGCGCTTCTTTTTGTGGATGGTCTTGCCTGTCCAGTCCGTTACCCGGATCTGGGACATCCAGCGACCGGTGTCGCCGTCTTTTGTTACTGACATTTTTACCTCCTTCCCTCAAGAATCAGGCTTTGATAGGGGTTATTTACTAGTTACTCTCGCTTTTGCCGTATTCCTTTTCCAGAAACTCCGTCCGCTTTGCGATTCGCTCATCGCGGTCAAGCTCCTCCGGCTCTGTGCATTTGACCGCGTTTGCGGAGTAGTATGCCAGAGTCTGCTCCCTCCAACGTCTGTATGCCGCCTGCGTGGAGTTATAGGCGCGAATCTCGCTGCGCTCGTCCTCCCACTGTTCAAGAAACAGGCACATATCCGCGTTGAACTCCGCCGTGCTCTTTCCATCAAAAGAAATGGAGCACTCCCATTGTTTGCTGCGGGGCGGCTTCTGCACATTGATCTTGAAGTCGATGCCCTCTACCGTTTCCAGCTTAAAGAGGAAGTCCATCACGTCGGCAAGCGTCCTGATCTGCGTCGTGCTGGATTCATACCCAAGAATATAGGTTGAGGTCGTGTCCAGCAGGTCTGCGATCTGATTGACAACGGCAATCGACACTTCAATCTCTCCGGTTTCGTACTTCTGTACGGTGCGGAGGGATTTTTTCAGCATTTGTGCCAGCTCGGTCTGGTTCAGCCCCTTCCGTTTTCGGAGTTGCTTGATTCTCTGCCCGATGGCGGGATAATCGAAATTGTCCATATCTGATTCACCTCGTCTATATCATACCACAGAATAAAGCGAATTGCAAGTACATATTTTTATTCCGCAAAGGCTTGACAGATGCATCTTGTATGCGTATAATAAATATGTACTTAGGATACACTTTTCGACAGAGTTGGCAGAGTTAGAATGAATGGAAGATGCGTAATCCAAGAAAAATACTTTGAAACAGGAGGTACTATGAGAGCACAGTTTATCACAGCGTCAGAGGTGGCGGAGATCATGGGCATCAGCCGCAGCAAGGCGTATCAGATTGTCCGAGAAATGAACAGGGAGCTGAAAGCCCAAGGCTATCTGACCGTAGCCGGAAAATGCCCTGCCCAGTATTTCAAGCAGAAGTTCTACGGCTTCCAGATTCCCGGAGGTGAGCACAATGACGGGAAATGAGAAAACGACTGCCCTCATCCCATCTGTTGGCGCAGATGGAGGGCAGCCGCTTCACGATTCAACTAACCAGAGCATACCACATGAAACCTGCGAAGGCAATCCTCCGGAGGAAAATATTGAGGAAATGCGTGAGAAAATCCGGCACATGAACGATCCGCGTTATCTTCATACGGTTTCCATGACAGAGCTGTATCAGACCGCCTACAAGAGCAGGCCGCCCATCATCGACGGCTTGCTCTACGCGGGCGCGTACATCCTCGCAGGGGCGCCAAAGATCGGCAAATCATTTCTGGTGGCGCAGATCGCCTATCATGTCAGCACAGGGCAAAGGCTGTGGGGCTATGAAGTCCATCAGGGTACGGTTCTGTACCTTGCGCTGGAGGATGATTTCCAGAGAATCCAGAGCCGGATGTTTATGATGTACGGCGTGGCGGATACCGCCAGCCTGCATTTTGCAACGGCAGCAAACAAAATCGGAAACGGTCTTGACGAACAGCTTGAGAATTTCATAAAGGAACATCCCGACACGAAGCTGGTTATCATTGACACCATGCAGAAGATCAGAGAAGCTGGCGGCGAGGCGTACAGCTACGCCAGCGACTATGAGATCATCGGCAAGCTCAAGCGTTTTGCGGACAGACACAGCATTTGCATCGTTACCGTTCATCACACAAGAAAACAGCCAGCCGGAGACAGCTTTGAAACGATCTCCGGCACAACAGGACTTCTCGGTTGTGCAGACGGAGCACTCCTGATGCAGAAGAAGAAACGGACTGCATTGGAGGCCACGGTCGATGCGGTGGGGCGAGATCAACAGAATCAGATTCTATATCTGAAAAAAGATGCCGACACGCAGATATGGAGACTTGAACGGACAGAGAACGAACCGTATCAGGAGCCGCCCGACCCGGTATTGGATACGGTTTCCCAGCTTGTTTCCTCCGAAAGCAGAGAATGGACAGGCAGCCCGACCGAGCTTGCGGAGACGGTCAACACAGGCATGGCAGCAAACGCTCTCACCAAATACCTGAACGTTAAATCCGGCAGGCTACTGGACGAGTACCATGTGAGGTATGAGAACAGGGCCAAACACTCCGGGCGGCAGGTGAAGCTCACCTATATGATAATCGACAATGTAGAGTACGAAGTAATCGACTGAGGACAGCGCGACGGCTGCGACGGTTGCAACGGTGAAAATGATACTGTCAGAGCAACCGTCGCTATCGTTGCGACCGTCGCGGAAAGGATAGGATAGGAAAATAAAAAGCGTACAAATTCCCTATAATCTCTTCATCGACCTCGCCATGTACCATCTGCGGGGCGATGATGATTTCGAAGAAGAAATCCGGCAGGGCTTAGAGCAGAAGCTCGACGCCATACTGAACCGGCAGCTCTATTCCCGCTACAAGACAGCCCCGACCGAAGAAGAACGGGAGCAGGCGCGGCAGGAATATCTTGACCGGCGCGGCGTTCCGCAGAGCTATCGCTGGACTGTTAGCTGTGACAGGAGCGTGCCACGCTCCTGTGGCTGGCAGACAAGGCAATCTATTGGCTGCTGTCTCCTCGCGTCCCCCGTCCCCATCGAAAAATCCGCAGATTTTGAGATGGATGGCGGAGAGGATTTTCAAAATTCTCTCTGCCTGTGGGCGGCAGCGTTGAAGCAAATTCGATTGCTGAAAGGCTGGCGGTCACGCCGTGGATTTTGCAAAGTGGGTACTACTTGCAAGCCACGGCAGAGGCTTCCGCAGAAGCCGCATTCCCCGTTCCCCCTCGGAGAGCCCACGATACTTTGCAGCCGCAGGGTGAAAGTATCATAGTGGGTTATTACACTTCCGCAGAAGTGCTTCTCCGAAAGCTGCCCTGTCCTACACAATCTGAAATCAGGAGGTAAACTGCCTATGGCAAGAGGCGACGGCATTCACCGTACCAACGCAAGAAATATGAGGCTGACGGCTGCCAAAATCAGCAACGCGCAGCAGCACAACGAACGGGAAAAAGAATCCTATGTCAATCAGGATATTATACCGGAGAGAACGCAGCTTAACGTCCATTTCAAGGAACCGACAGGCGGTTATGCCGAGATGTTTCAAAAGCTAAAAGAGGACGGCGTGATCTCCACCCGAGGGTTGAAGGAGGACGCTTTTCTATACGGCGAGCTGATCTTCGATGTAAACACCGCCTACTTTCACAACCACGGCGGCTATGACTTCGCAAAACAATTCTACACCGACGCATACAAAGCCGTAATAGAAATTATAGGCGGTGAGCAGTACATCCTGTCGGCGGTCATGCACGCCGACGAGCGCAACCGCGCCATGTCCGACGCACTGGGGCAGGACGTGTACCACTATCACCTTCATGTGGTCTATATTCCTATTGTAGAGAAGCAGATTCTGTGGACGAAACGCTGCAAGGATAAATCTCTGGTGGGGACGGTCAAGGAGACGATTCAGCAGGTCAGTATGAGCAAAAAGTGGGATTCCAAGCCCGCGCTGGATGAGAACGGCGAGCCGGTCTTGAGTACAAAGGGCAAGCCCGTTCTCAAGAAATCCTACAGCGTCTTGCAGGACGATTTCTTCCGGTATATGCGCGACGCCGGGTATGACGATGTGGAGCGCGGCGAACGCGGCAGCTCGGAGGAACACCTGACGGTGACGCAATTCAAGGTGCAGCAGGAGCAGGCGCGGTTGGAATCGATCGAGGATAAGATTGATAAGAAGAAGCAAACGCTGGAAAAATACAACGAGAAGATCAGGGAGCAGAAGGGCGCAGCTGCTTCCCTCCACGAAATCGACAGCATTGGGAAAAAGACCATTTCCGGCAATATCTCCATGACGCCGCAGGACGCGCAGTTCCTCAAGGAGCTTGCCAAGGAGGGCGTCGCTTCTCGCGGGCTGATCGGAGATTTGAAGAATAAAGTGGAAACGCTCAAGCGCGATGTCAGCGTATGGAAACGCAAATATGAAAAGCTGCAAGAGCAGACAAAGGACTTCATGGCGGCACTCAAACGAGCGCCCCGCAAGGTCAAGGAGTTCATACAATTCATGCTCCACACCGAGCCAGAGAAGCCGGAGCAGTCCAGAAACCGTGATATGCCGCGCTGCAAGAAGTGTGACATAGAACTGTGAGCAACTACGGTGTAGAGCCGTAAAAATACGAAAATAGCCAACAGGAGCGCGTCGGACGAACCGGGCGTTGTCCGGCGTGCTCCTGTTTGAAAATCTCCATTTTTCCCAAGTCAAGAGCCGGAGAGAACACCCGAAAAATACCCCTATTGCGTAACAGAGGCGCAGAAAGGAGCTTGCATGAGAACAGGACTTACCAAGCAGGAAAAAACCACCGATATATGGTTTGACGAGAAAGAGCCGCTGATCTATATTCGCACACACAACACCGACCTCAAGAACAGGCTGACCGCCTATGCCGCAGCGCACCCCGGCGAGTGCCGCCAGACCGACGCAGACCCGGACACGGGCTGCATGGAGTTTGAAATCCGCAAGGGACGCTTCTCTTTCCGGCTGACCGCCCCATACAGAGAGGAACGCCGCAGGGCGGCAAGCGAAGCGGCGAAAAACGAATAA